GTAAAGAAACTTCTATTCGTATTGAAACAATTACTTTGGACTTAGTAACTCCTAACTATGCCAATGGGGTTCTAGCAGGATTGAGCCTTGACTTCTTTGACACAGTAGACATCACCAATGAGCAACCTGGTGGATCAACTATCCAAAAGAAGCTACAGATTCAGGGCATAGCCCACACAATCACCCCTAACACTTGGGTGACCACTTTTGCTACGCAGGAGCCTTTACTCGATGTTATGTACTAGAATTGACCCTATGAAAGAGGTGTGCTAATGGCTGTCGGACTTCCGCTTAAAACGACCTATGCGAATGGAGATGTCTATTCCGCATCGGATGTTAATGATACTAATGGCACGATTAACGCCTTTCTTGCTCCTTCGCTTGCAACTTCTGCTGGTAAGAACTGTGTAATAAATGGCGGCTTTGATGTGTGGCAAAGAGGAACATCATTTACAGGTGTATCACCTTATTACTCTGCTGATCGCTGGATGGGTTCACGCGCTGGCGCTGTGGCTGGTGGTACTTGGTCACGACAATTAACTAACGACACCACTAACTTACCTAATATCCAATACTGCATAAGAATTGCTAGAAATAGCGGTAATACAAGTACGGCTTTATTAGAAACAACAACAAACTTTGAAACAGTCAATACAATTGAATACAAAGGACAACAAGTAACTCTTTCATATTATGCTCGCAAAGGTGCAAACTACTCTGGGGGTTCACTCACAGCCATATTGGCAACTGGCACAGGTACAGATGAAAATTTAGTTTTTGGCTATACAGGTGAGGCTAATCCAATTAGTGCATCTGCAACACTTACAACTACTTGGCAACGATTTACAGCCACAGGAACTATTGCGACAAGTGCCAATGAAATGGCTATAGATTTTCGTTGGACTCCTACAGGAACTGCAGGAGCAAATGATTATGTAGAAATTACAGGAGTTCAATTAGAACTTGGTTCTGTTGCTACTACTTTTGCTCGTAATGGAGCAACTTATCAGGCCGAACTTGCTGCTTGCCAGAGGTATTACTATCGCCAAACAGGAACTGGAAATTACGCAACTTTTGGTATTGGTACAGCATTCAACAGCACAAAAGCATTTATAAACATTATTCAACCTGTGGCAATGAGGGTAGTTCCACAATCTATTGAAATTCCAAGCACTATTACAAATCTAAAATTGACAAATATTGGTTCTACAAATTACACAATTAGCAACATTACTTTTGTAGAGGGAACTTATACAAACACCATTTTAGAAGTTACAGCATCAGGTATGACTACTAATCAGGGCGTGTGGATAGGTAACAATAATACAACCGCAGGATTTATTGGAGTGAGTGCAGAACTATGAAAATCACTAATTTTGATGTAGAGAATGTAAATGGCGTAACCGCAATGGTTGCGATAGATGATGAAAATGGCACAACAACTGTGATGCCTCAATCCGTTTACGATGAAATGATTGCTAAGCGTGAAGCCTCTACTCTGTAAAGCAGGGCAACAACTTCGTGAGCAGATTGATGATTCGTTCGTTGATCGTGAGCGCCGCAGCGATGGCTGGATAGGGGACTCGAAGCATGCATCGCGAGGAAATAAAAGTGACCACAATCCCGATCCGTCTAACGGAATCGTCAGGGCTATTGATGTGGATAAGGATCTCGACACACGCCCCAGCACAGGTGCTTATCTTGCCGACCAAATACGCCTATGCGCGAAGAAAGACAAACGCATTGCATATGTCATCTTCGCAGGTCGAATTGCCTCATCTAAATCATTTTGGCGTTGGCGTTCTTACAATGGGGTTAATCGCCACGATCATCACATTCATATCAGCTTTACCAAAAAGGGTGACCAAGATTCTTCGTTCTTCCAAATCCCAATGCTAGGAGCAAACTAATGAACATGAAAAACCCTCTCGTCCTTACTGCTGGTGCATTTCTATCAGCTTGGGCTGCAAGTAACTTCGATGTCGATTACCGTGCAATTCTTTGGGCGGTGTTAGCAGGCGTATTTGGATATGCGACCCCGAAAAAATGACACAACAGGACTTCTTTACTCTCTACATCGCAACCGTATCCATCATTGGTGGACTCTCTGGCTATGTCATCACTCACCTATTGGGAGAAATTAAACGACTCAATTCGCGTGTCGATGAAATCTATAACATCTTACTAGAGCGATAATTTTTGTCATGGCAAGAAAAGCAACTCAGAAGCTAACGGATGAAGGTTATTCCAAGTTAGATGCTTGGGCTATTGGCGTGCATGAAATGTATCGCGCCCTACGCAGAGCAGGCTTCCCAGTTGATCAGGCGCTTGCCATTATTGTGGAGAAGAATGCTTATCCTGAATGGATTCTCCCAAACCCAATCAACCCTAATATCCCAGAGCCAGACTGGTATGACGATGAGGATGAATGAAAAGAACTGTTGTAGTTCCAGACTTACAAGTTCCCTATCACGATCCAATAGCAGTAAAAAATGTTGCAGCGTATATTAAAGCTGTACGCCCCGATTCTGTCGTCACTCTCGGTGATGAAATCGACCTACCACAGATTTCCCGATGGACAGAAAACACACCAGGATGGTACGAGCAGACACTAGCAACCGACAGAGATGAAGCAGTTGAGGTTCTCTGGTCATTAGTTGAGCACGCTAAGGATGCTCACATGATCCGTAGCAATCACACAGACCGTCTTTACAATGTCATCATGAAGAAGATTCCGGCGTTCTTAGCATTGCCTGAGCTACGCTTTGAGAAGTTCCTAAAGCTCGATGAACTAGGCATTACCTACCATAAGAAGCCCTACGCCATTGCTAGAGGCATTGTGGCAGTTCATGGAGATGAAGGAAGCGTAAAGCCTACACCTGGCTTAACAGCCCTTGAAGCGGCTCGTAGGCAGGGCATTAGCGTTATATGTGGACATACTCACAGAGCAGGTCAATCAGCCTTTACAGAGGCTTCAGGGGGCAAAATAGGGCGTATCCTGAGAGGCTGGGAAGGTGGACACCTCATGGATGTCCGACAGGCTCATTACACTAAGGGCACAATGAACTGGCAGCAGGCGTTCATAGTCATCGAGGAAATCGGGACAAATGTGCAGGTCAGCATCATTAACCTAGAAAAGGACGGTACTTTCGTTGTGTCAGGTAAGAGATACGGGCGCGCTCGGTAACGATGTCCTACGGGATATTGATGACCAAATGGATGACTCAGAATTGTTACCGTTTCGTTATCAAAATCTACTGAATAAATCCAACTAGCTGTGTAACACTTTCCCTGTTCCTGAAATACAGGACAAGAAAGGGCTAAATGATAATCAATTCATTAACGATTCTGATAGTTGCAGGTGTTGGATTGCTCGCTTACTTCTCATTCCGTTGGGGTCAAGAAGTTGGCTATGACGAAGGCTTGGTGGATGGTCGCAAAGCAGTCCGAAAGTATTACGAGCAGGTGGGTCAATGAAAGCTACTGAGGCGCTAATCAATGCAATCGACATTATGCAAGATCGTGGCAAGGTCTATGGTCATCCGAAAATCAATCAAGGTCGCATCGCTGCAAGGCTATCCTGTCTACTTGATTACCCAATCACAGACGCTCAGGCTGCACTTGCAATGGTCGAAGTCAAGCTCGCAAGAATCACAGAGTCCCCAAGCCACACAGATTCTTACATCGATGCAATCGCTTACCTAGCAATAGCAGTCCAACTACAAACAGAAGCGGATGAACTTTATGTTTAACCTAGAAGATTACGAAACAGTAGAAGTAAGGCTAGAGAAGTTCATTAAGGACTTCCCAGATTTCCGTGTTGAAACGGAGTTAGTGAGTTTTCAAAATGACAGATACATTGTTAAAGCATGGCTTTATCGTACTTTCGCTGATAGCACGCCATTCTCCAGCGGGCTCGCTGAGGAGACGATTAGCAGTCGAGGCGTTAATGCAACTAGCGCATTGGAAAACTGTGAGACTAGCGCGATCGGCAGAGCGCTTGCGAATGCTGGTTATGCAAGCAAGGGTAAGCGACCAAGCAAAGAGGAAATGGTTAAGGTCGCAAGAACAAAGCTCGCAGAGCCAAAGCAAGACTATATCCCTGTCGTAAATGAATCTGATCCGTGGACTATTAAAACAGTCGCAGCACCAACGACATCAGCTGAAGCAGTCGCTGTTGTGAAGGACATTATAGGCGGCAC